CACGGTTGATCAGAACAGCTAGAGCAGCGTGTTCGTCACCAACGAATGTAGCAGTACCAGAAACGGTAGCTTGGTTGTATGTGAACTCAGTAGCAGCCAGTGAGCGGAGGCTCAACAGGATTTCCTGGTCAATTTCAGCTGTGATTTCTTGTGCCAGAGCGGCCATGATTTCGGCTTCGACGTCGATACCGTGCATAGCTTGAGCATCTTGGGCACTTTCAAATGTCCAACGAGCTTGCAACTTACGAGTCTTGGCTTCAACAGCTTGCTTCAGGATTTGAACGCTGATCTGACGACCGCCGTTGCCTTCCATGGTAGCTGTAGCAGCACCGTTGTAGCTAGTAGCTGTAGCACCTGCTACGCCGGCTGGCTGAGCAGAGTAAGCAGTAGCAATCTTGAATGGGCTTAGAGCTTCTTCACCGGCTGTTACGCTGGTTCCAGCTGCACTGTTGTCAGTCAAGCTGTTGGCGTAACGAACACGCAGAGTGTGGATCTGACCAACTGGGCCAGTCATTGGCTGAACGCCAACCAACTCGTTAGCAATAACGGTTGGCATCACACGTCGGATAACTGGAAGAATAACACGGTTCAGAGTAGCAATGTTACCTGCTGCGGTTGAACCTGCGGAAGCGTTTTCCTTCAAGTACTTACGAGTGTTTTCAAGGATAACACCCATGCTGTTGCGCTTGGTGCCGTTCAGACCTTCAAGCAGAGCTTCTTTGGTCTCGCCCCAGCGGCTTTCTAGTAGTTCTTGTGACATTTAAGTCTCCTAATAAAAATTTAGATTCCTGCCAGGCGCTTGAGGTCAATAACGTTGCTTTTTGCATCGCCATCTTCCTGCTTACTGCTTGGAACAGTTTTATCCCCAGTTGCAACGGAGACGGATTCAGCAATTACTTTAGGGGCTTTTGCGGAACGGTCTTCCAGCACTGCTGGTAGATACTTTTCGAATGCGTTCTTTAGACGATTAGTCTGAACGCTTTCCAGTAAATTACGCATAACTTCGGCTTTTTCCTTGTTTAGAGGACTCAGCAACTCTTGCATCAAGTCTTGACGCTCGTTGCTTTCCTTGATCATACGTATTTCACGGTTCTTACTCTCAACCAATACTTTGGCTTTTTCTGAGAGTTCAATGGCTTCAGCCAACTGCTGATCTTTAGCCTCTAACATACTGTATAGCTTCTTGACTTCGGCTTTCTCATTGAGATGAGTAGCACCAAATTCAGCAGCGTATGCTTCGAAGATACGACGACCAAAGTTGTTCTCGCGAGCAATCTTGATGTCTTCTTGCAGTTGTGTGAGTTCACTCTTGAGGTGACGGCTAACAGCTTGGCTCATCTTCTGGCTAGATTCTTTGATGAATCGTGCCTTGAGAGTTTCAAGTTTGCTACGTGCTTCGCGAACCAAACGTACTTTGGTTTCAACAACGTCACGCTTGTCTTGAGCAAATTCTTGAATTTCTTTTGCCAATGCATGCACAACAAAGTTTTCCAGCTTTTGGATTCCTTCGCTGTGCATCTTGCGGTCTTTGCGCAGCTCGCCAATTTCTTCAGCCAATTTGGTTACCAAGAAGCTGTTAAACTTAGTGGCACTTTCTTTCATCTTGGTTTGGAATTTAACGCGATCTTCAGCTAGAGCTTGCTTTTCAGCAGCAACAGCTTGAAGTTCTGCGGCTAGACCTTCTGTTACCATCTTGTCAAGAGCTTCAACCATTACAGATTTATCATGCTCATAGCGTTGTGCAAACTCCTCGCGAAGTTCAGCACGAGCCTGCTCACGAGCTTCATTTAACTTGGTTTCCCAAGCTTCGTTAATCTCTTGACGAGTTTCCTCAGTGATCAGGTTACTATCCAGCAATGGTTTGATAGCATCTAACATGCCTGGTTCTCCTTATATTTTGAGATCCCGAATGAGTTTTACAACCTCATTCTTAAGGTATCTCTGCACTCTATTGTCCTCGCCAGCTTCTTTGGCAATCTCAAGAAGTCTGTGACCATATTTCATGTTCATCATACTTTCATAAATTGCTTTAGGGTACGCATTGGGCGCACTGGGTTGGGCAACTACATCGATAGTGACTATTTCAAAGTCACTTACGTGTCCGGTTCTATCGTCTACATTACCGCTTCCGCGGCTGCTGACACCTAATTTAACACCTGATTGCAGCAATGTTTTAATCAGATTACCCATCGGAGTAGGTAAAATCTTGAGCTTACCGCAGCCTGCATTTCCGTCCATCCACATTTCTTCGACGCTGTGACATACCCGATCCAGATTGATTTTTAAATCATCTGGATGGTCCACTTCACCAAGAACGGAGTTTCCTTCGTTGATTTGCTTGTTGATTGTGTTTACTGCTTTGGCAATTTCTCGCACAGGATAAACACGTTCGTTAGCATTTCTCACATCGCCTTCAATGCAGATTCCTTTGAGATACAGGTTCTTACCGCCAGAAACATCAGATTCTTCAAGAACCTGAATTTTGGCTTGGTTAAAGGTAAGTTGTTCTCTTAGGTATGTCATGATTAGTTGTGCTTACCAGGAACGATAGATTTGTTGTTTACGCCAGAAGCTTGGCTCAATGTTGGCTTGGTAGCAGGAGTAGGCTTCTGTGTGCTTTGTGCAGGGGTGTTACCAACCTTGCCAATCAGCTCTTTGGTTTGATTGCTGTAAGCGCCAGCAGCGTCATGCTTGCCGCCACCTTCACCACCGGTGTGTACAGGCTTAACTGTAGAACCGATAGGGCCTTTTGCACCAGCATTGGCAGCAACGTTAGACTTCTTGTTTACGCTGCCTTCTTCACTGGTAACTGGCTTTGGGGCTGCTTTGAGAGTAACAGCTTCCATCATTTCGTCGGTGTCGTCCATTTCAATAGCATCGCCGCCTTCTTCATCACCGAAGTCATCGCCGTCGCCCATGTCGCCATGTTCTTCAGCTTCACCGCTCATTAGAGCTTCAAAATCGGCCATGAGTTCGTCAAGTTTGTCTTTGACGTCGAGAATGTCGTCTTTGGTAGCAGGTTCGTCGCTGCCGCCCATGCCGCCTTCAAAATCTTCTTCGCCGCCTTCGAGGTCTTCTTCGCCGCCTTCGAGGTCTTCTTCGCCTTCCATGCTCATGTCTTGAGACTCATCAGCTTCGATTTCATCAATTAAATCGTCGCTAGCATCTCCGCCCATGCCTTCGTCAAGATCTTCGTCAGCAGACTCGTCTAGGTCTTCATCAGCAGATTCGTCCAGATCTTCGTCTTTGGCTTCATCCAGATCTTCGTCGGCTTCTTCAGCCATAATGTCTTCGTAAATTTGACGACTCTTGTCAACTACGATTTCATGGAAAAGCTCGCGAGCTTTGTCTGTTTCATCGTTGATCACGTATTCGATCAACTGTTCAAATTTGTTCATAAGGAAACTCCTATAGGTAAAGTGTATAGTTATTTACTATACTGAGAAAAAACTAGCGGTTTAAGGTAGGAAAATGACGATAAATTAGGCAACTGGCTGCGGTGGCGGAGCATATTGCTGTTTAACAAGCTTGAGTTTTTCTTTGTACTCTACTTGTCGTATGTCATTCATTTTGCGCAACTTGTTGAGTTGGCGTAGGGTGAGGTGGGTCTTGCGCAAATCGCCCAACTGAGGTTGGCTATTATCTTGTTCAAGATCTTGATAAGCTTCAGGGGACTTTTCCCAAAATTCACGCAGTAGCATAATGTTATTTATACTCCAGTAGGTGTTCCCGAAGCTGGCATTGTGCCTCCAGGAGCAGGAATTCCTGCTGGTCCAGGAGTAACTTCGGGTGTTCCGGCACCTGCAGTCGGCTCCATTGCACCAATTTCTTCGCCAGTTGAGATGTCAGTTTCAAGGCCGCCAGGGCTGATGCCCACGCTGCGCAAGTCAGATCCTTTGGTTTCAAGCTCAGGATTATCTCGTTCTTCGCGCCACATTTCTTCGTTTTTCTTGATTTCTTCTTCGGTAAGTCCCAAGAAACGTTCAAGCAAGAAACGCTTTGACATATATGGCAAAGGTTCTAGACCCTGGAAAGCAGTGATACGTGTGTTATCTAGTTCGCTCTGGCGATAACTTGCAAAGTTCTGCGGCGGATTAAACTTGATAGTAAACAGGCCTGAATCTAAGTTAAAGCCACGCCATTTCAAAAACATCTTGAATTCGTCGTCTAACTTTTGTGCAATCAATGCCTGCAAACGTTCACAATATTGATTGAAACGATATTCCTGTATCAATGCTGTACCAACTTTGCCGTCGCTCATGGCACGGTCTGAATCATCGGGGCCAGTAGGCAAATAACTCGAAGGCACACGCAGACCACGTGCCATTTTGTTGTTGAAATACTTTAAATCGTCAATTTCACCTAGGTTTTGACCACCTGGCAATGTTTCAACTGAACTTCCTCGACCGTCAGCAGTTTGTGGGAAGAAATAATCTTCGTTGATGCTGAGTGGATTATAACTAGCATCCATCATGTTTTGACCACCGCCGGTTACTGTAGGAATACGTCGCTGGTGCATTTCATTTTTAATGCGCTCAACAAACTGCATAGCAAGGTGACTGGGCATATTACCAACGTCGATCTTGAAAATCCTGCGTTCTGGAGCACGTTGCACACGATAGATCAAGATAGCATCTTCTAAAAGTTCTTTTTGTTTGAATACTTTGAAAATGTTTTCTAGTACACTGCGTCCAAAAGGCCAAAATACGTCCAAACCTTCGTTTAGCGAAAGATGTACAACATGCTTGGCATCCAAACATGTTTCGTTCATGGCAGTCATAAATCTGCTGTTGCCTACGCCGCCACCGGTACCACCGTTGGGCATGGTGTAGTTTGCAGCACCGCTGATACTGCCAGTAACAGGATTGGTCATGTAGTCTGTGGTTGTTTTTGCAGCCACTGTCATGCTTTGGAAGTTAGGATTGATGTCACGTATAACATACTGCTCGGGACGCTTGCCTTCACTTTCGTTGACAATAATTCGCATGACTTTGCTCATGTCAACCCAATATAATTCAAATGTTTCTGGGTCACGAACAAAAACTTGATCGCCGTATTTGATTGTATTACGGAACAGTTTGAAGATACGCTGATCTAACTTGTTGAGTTTTACCCACTGCTGCAATTGCTTTTTGATAATGTCAATTTCGTGATCAGTGGGCTTGTCGTGATAATCTACATCAAATGGTGTACCGTTTTGTTTGTTGGCCTGTGTAGAAAATTCAGCAATGATATCCAAACAGGCATTGATTTCTGAATCAGTATCCATGTTTTCGTATTGATTGTATCTCTCAACACGGTTTGGATGCCCAGAATAAACTTCTGGTAGTCTACTTGCATAGTTACGAAACACAAAGTCAGCCTGTACTCCGGTGTCTGTGCCATCATTTTTAGCATACCCAGGAAGTCCGTAACTATTGCGTCCGTTGATAGGACTCATTACTCCTGAAGTATCTGCGACTTTAAAGTACTTGCGCCAGCCTTGTTTGTTTTGATCTGCCATGGTATGTTATTTACCGAGATCAGCTTTGCATGCGCAACATCTTTTGTTGTGTATCTACGGATGTTTTCTGTGCTCTCAGCATTTCATCCATGATTGCAACCATTTGACGACTACTGTCTGCCATACTTTCAAACATCTTAATAAAGTCGCCGCTGTTGTTTCTCATTGGTATAATTGCTTCATCGCCGTGTAGTGTTGCAGGATAACCTGAATTTGGTCCAGAAGCTATGCCACCTTCTTCAAAGGTAAAGTGTACAGGATCGCTTGGGATTTTTTGGTAAAGTCCTTGCTGGTTTAATGCTGCAACTGCTTGTGCATCGTTGAAATTTTGTATGTCCAATGCCTTGCCAACGTTGTGGGCACTGCCTTTGTCCGGATTGGCGATAGGCATTCCACTGGGTCCCACGCCGGGTGTGCCGCGCTTGACGCTTTCTTCCCAAAGGCGCTTTTGATCTTCAATATCACGGAAGGCGCTGTTGAGCACCATTTTTTTGCCTGTGAGATTAAAGTATTGTTCTGCAGCTTTGATAAACGCATTTTTCAGTGCAGGATCGCTTTGATCAAAGTTTTCCTTGCTGCCAGTGCGAGCAGTAAATTGAATATACTTTTCGTAGTCTTTGGCAACATCTGTGCTCTGGCCGTAGACATCGGGAGGTACAGGTGCTCCTTTGGTTGCAGGGGCAGGGGCGCCGCCGCCAGCGCCTGACATCACTGGTAAGCCAGATCCTGACATCAGAGGCACACCAGCACCGGTCATTATCTGAGAGCCACTTCCACCGCCCAGTGTGCCCAGAGCGGCACCCATGCCACCCATGCCGCCCATGCTGCTGGACATACGCTGCATTTTAAATGTGCGTGTCATCTCTTTGGCTTTTTGTTCGCCGAAAGTTTTTTTGTAAAGATCTTCAATTTCCTTGAGGATGTCTTGTTGTTCTTCCATCAACTTGATCTCGTCTTCCATGAGATCAGTTTTTAATCGAATATATTTGTCTGTGGTCTGACTAAAAGTTTTTGTTCGATTCAAATCACTGTCAGTAAGCTTGACAATTGCTTGGGTGTCCTTCAGCAGCTCATTTGCAAATCCAACCATTTGAGTTTGCTGTTGCGAAACGCCTGCAGTAACGCTGCTTTCGGGTTTTGCAAATCCTTGCAGTGCATCTTCGGGTATAACCAGTTCAGTACCGTGCAACATTGCAAGATAGCCTGATTTTGGTCCAGACAACAAACCGCCTTCTGCAGCCATTGGTACTTCAGTTTGAAAGTCTGAACCACCTTTGTTTTCTCCGCCCAGCATGCCACCCAGCATGCCACCAATGCCTGCACCAGCAACCGCACCGATTTTTGCTCCCAGGGCAGCTCCTGCAGGACCACCTATTAATCCCACAACACCACCCAACAAGGCTCCTGCTACCATGCCAACACCAGCGCCACTGGCGGCACCCATGGCTTGACCTTTGTCTTTGCCAGTTACTTCATTGAGAGTTTTTGCCCCTGCTTCAGTGAGTTTGGCCAATTTGATCATTGCTTGTTGTGCAGGTATAATGCCTTCTTTGACAAAATCTTCTGTGGCCCGGTTGGCTTTTTGTTGTGCAAGTACTAAATCAGTTTGCTGCTGAGTCATTTTGTCAGCACCAGCCAATTGCTTTTCTTGGTCTGCTTTGATCTTTTCGTAGTTCTTGTTGATATCGCCTTGTGTTAGTTGCCCGAGTCGAACTGTTTCTGTTAGGTTTGTAGCAACGTTGTTATATGCACCCAGCTGACCTAGTGTTGTACCCAGTGTGTCAGCAGTGTTCTTCATTGCTACGCCAGTGCGCTGCACAGCTTCTGTTTCGCTGATTCTACCAGCCAGCACTTCTTGTGTGCTGCGAATCATTTCTCCGTTGCTGGCCAAGTTAGCTTTGACTGCATCGGCGCTGCTGAGGTTACCTGTTACAGATGCTTGGAAGGCTGCTTGCATTTCTGGACCAGCAGCACCGTAGATTGAATTCATCTTCATCAGGGCGTCAGCAGCTTTGTTTTCGCCCTTGTTACGTAATTCAAGAATCTTGGCTTGGAAGCGTTCGTTTTCTAATGCACGAGCTTGCTGTTGCTCCATTTCCTTGCGGCTCTGTCCAGTGAGCTTGGCAAGTCCGTCCATTTCTTTGAGGTAGTTTGCTGCACCGTCGGCCAACTGCTTGTTGGTCATATTCTGAGCAAAACCCATGCGAGTCTGCAAACGAATGTAGCCTATGGTACCTTCGTTGAGATCTTGTTGGGTCATGCCCAGGTTCATTAGGCTGCGACGTTGACCTTCCATGGCTTCGCCAACGTCGGCAAATTTCTTGCGACCTTCTGATACAGATCCTGTGAACAGTGCTAGTTCTTTGGCATTTTCGCCAACCAGACTGACCATGCTGTCCAGCTCGCCCATGCTAAGGCCAAGCTTTTTAGCATCATTGTACAGTCCCGACATTCCATCAGATGCTGCTGCACCAGATTTGGCCAGTCCTACATAGCCTTTGTGCAGCTGATCGGCCATGGTGTTGGCCGCTTGTGTGTATTTGAGTGTGGCTGTTGTTGCAGCGGTTACACCTGCAATAAACAGTTTAAGTACAGGGCCTCCGGGGATCATCAGAGCCAAGGCCATGCCTGCCATTTTGGCAGATTCGGCCATGCCATCTAAACTGCTGTTAAATGCCGCAGCACCTTTTTGGCCTTCCAGCATGGCTTTGCCGGCGCTCATACCAGCACCAGCTAGTGCTCCTAATGCATTTGATGCTGCTCTAGCGCCTTCTTCGATGTCTCGTGAACGTTTTTCCTGTGCTTGTCGCAGCCTGATTGTATCTTCATCAAGCCCGCGAGTAGCACTGGTCAAGCCGTCGAGAGATTCAACTAACCGTCTTAGATCTTCTGGAGATAAATCAGCCATGGGGTTTTTAACCTATAAGTATGGTATATTTATAGGTAACAAAAATGTCCCAAAATGTCAATCCATTGAAGCAGTTTTTCCGTCAACCCGCCATTTATTTGCGTTTGCCCAGCGGTGGCGAGTACTGGCCACAGGGTTCGTTGCTGGAATCAAAAAACGGAGAATTGCCAGTTTACCCAATGACTGCCATCGACGACATCAACTACCGAACCCCAGATGCACTGTACAACGGACAGGCCACTGTAAACGTAATCCATAGTTGTGTGCCTAGTATTAAGGACGCATGGGGCATGCCGGCCACTGATCTTAACTCTGTGTTGGTAGCTATTCGCATTGCCAGTTTTGGACACGACATGGAAATCAGCAGCACTTGTCCAAACTGCAAAACCGAAGGTGAGTATGCCATAGATTTGCGTCAGGTCTTGGATAAAACACAGGCTCCTGATTTTGCCACCCCAATGACGCACGGTGATCTTACCATTTATTTCCGTCCCATGGACTATCATTCACAGACCGAAACTGGTAAACTACAGTTTGAACAACAAAAAAGTATTTCTGTGGTTCAAGAAAGTGATTTGCCTGAAGAAAAGAAAATTGAAGAACTCAACAAGATTCTAGCTCGCATCACTGAGCTAACAATCGATGCGTTGAAATACTCTATTCAAAGCATTCAAACTCCACAGGCATTGGTCACTGAGCCTGAGTTTATCTATGAATTCTTGACACAATGCGATCGTAAACTGTTTATTGAAATCAGAAATCGTATTATCGAACTGCGTGAACAAAGCGAATTCAAACCAATTCAATTGAAATGTGAAAACTGTGGTCACGAATACGAACAATCTATAGTATTGGATCAGTCAAATTTTTTCGGCAACGCCTCCTGAGACTTGACTTTGAGGGCATCAACAAGCTGATCAACGAGCTGGACCAGGAGGCTGCTGACATTAGAAAACAATGTCTCAAAATGTCCTGGTACATGCGCGGGGGTGCTAGCTACAATGACGTTATGCAAATGAGCGTTCAAGAACGCGATGCTATTGCAGAGATTATCAAAGACAACCTAGAAACTACCAACAAAAGCAGATTGCCGTTTTTCTAATGGATATCAAAACTGTCAAACAAGATATAGAAGCCTGGATTGTGAACTTTGTAGAAGTTCCACATCCTGCCCTGGGAGGATTCCCTCCTTGTCCGTACGCACGGTCAGCAAGATTAAAAAAGAGCTACGAGGTGTATCTAGGCACAGATCCTTACTACGATCTCAAAAATCGAGCACGATACGGCATGGGCAACAAAGAAGTTGTTATCTATGTCTATGACCCGCAAGAATGGCCGCATGAACTGTTTGCAGCCAGCATTGATTCAGCAAACCAAGAATTTTTACTCAATGTAGATATTCTGGCCTTGGAAGATCATCCCACAGACATTGAAAACGTCAACGGTGTTATCATGAACCAAGGCAAGTATGCATTGGCGCTGGTACAAAGTTTATCAGATCTAAATGAAAAAGCAAAGTTGGTAGCACGCAAAGGTTTTTACGACACTTGGCCTGAAGATTATCTGCAGGCACTGTTCCAGCACAGAGAGGATCCTAGAAAATGAGCTACCAATTTGCTAGAATCGATCTCAGTCGCACCAATTACACTGCCAGTGTAAAATGGAGTTACCTAGTATATCCAGACATTGCCGAACTCAATAAAATCTACAGAGACTACTGTGTACACAAACGTTTTGCCAGCGTGATGCCAATTTTTGACAGTCGTTACACTGATCCCATGACCGATGTCATCGGGTACTACAACAATGATAAGTTAGTGGCGTTTAGTTTGATCAAACGCTATGACGAACACAATGCACTGTGCGATCAATTTGCATGGAACTACAACAACCCTAAACTGAGGTTGGGCATTGAAACAATGAAAACAGAATGCGCCATCTACAAACAACGTGGATTTAAATATCTCTATCTAGAACAGGCACATTTGTACAAAAGCGAAATTGACGGATTCGAAATACTAGGACCACTGGAGTAAACTATGGCAGACTTATACACAATTTGGGCAGACAAAGAAGGCGACATCTCAGACCTAGACTGGGTCAATGGCATGAAGAGTTTCTTTGATCATTTGATTGCTGAAGGCAAAATGGAAAACTACAGAATCACTCGTTGCAAAATGGGATTCCGTAGTATTGCTGACATGCCTGAATGGATGATACTCATGGAGTTCCGTGACATGGGACAAATGGATTCAGCATTCCGTCGTGTTGCTCCACTCGAAGGCGAACTCGAAGTCAAACACAAGAGCTTTAATCAATTCGTATCAGGCAACATTCAACACGCATTGTTTAGAGATTGGCCAGATCAGTTTTAATGATCTACTTCGTAGATCAGTTGTTTTCGCTATCGCTCAACAACATATTGTCTAGTACTAAGAGCGAAGCGATTTTAATACTCATCTAGATTAAGTGGTCATACTTTGCCCGCACAGGGCAAAAGAGTTCTCATCTGAGTTGCACAGTCACTAGCATTAGGGTGTTTAGCAGAGGCGGTTGTCCGGTACCTCCATCCCCGTTCTTATACACAACGGCGTTTATACTCCCAAATGCTAGCTTGGGCGTATAAAGTGTAGCATCGCTGCTACGTCATTTTAGCCTTTAAAATTCTGTTCAAACAGCAAAACCGCGGCAATTTGCGATCGTCGTCCTGTCAAGGATAGTTGCTGAGTGCTTGCTAGCGCGGCAAGGCTTCCGTCCCTGCGATCCGAGATCCAGGTCTAGGGCACACGATGTTGGCTTGTGCGAGCCGTAACTGCTTAAAGTTTGCCTATGATATGACTACCGTGAACACGTACTTGAATGTGTCCGTTGTAGTAATCTTTTGATTCTAATACACGTCGGGAAAATTGTTCTCTTGCTTCGATGTAACTGCATTCGGCTTTGCTTTTACAATAATATAGGATTTCGCGGGTGAATTTGTCTTTGCCTATCAGTTCCACATCCTTGGAGAGCTCAGGGCTGCTACCGTAATAGTCTTGCCAATCGCTTTCAACCTTGGTGCGGATTTTCTTTTTCTTTTTGTTGCCGTTTTTGAGTTTGACTGTTTTTTGAGTTGTCTTTGAGAACTTTGCTAATTTTTTGCCTATATACATGCGGCCGTTTGTGGTGTTTGTAATTAGATATACAAACCCCACACAATCTTCAGGTAGTCGATCTACTGGTTGATTTTGATACGTCCATGACATGCGTTGTAGTTATCAAGGTGCTGCCTATGTGTAAAATTATGCTATATCAACGTCGGTGTTGTAATTTGTGAATCCGTTTTCTTTTATAACTTTGAGAATGTTTTCTACTCGTCCTGCCAGTTCGTCTTTGTGACTCACTAACCAAATGCTCTTGTGGCGTTCGCGACTCATCTTCTTAAGCAAGCCCAAGCCGTTTTCAACACCTTGCGTGTCCAAACCATTGTCCATGAGCTCGTCGATGAACAACAAGTTAATAGGATGATACAAGCTTTCCCACACATCACGGAATGCCCACGACATAGAGAGAATCAGTCGTGTGCGCTCGCCCCGGCTCAAGTTATCAAAGTCTAGTTCACGACCTAGTTCTTCAATACTCACAGTCAAATCGTTTTGAAATTTAACTGTGTGTGGAAGGCCAATTCGATCCAAATAGTGTGTGAGTCGCTGATTCAGATAACTTAGGTTTTGATCAATAATCTTCTTGCGAACAAAACTGTCTTTGCTAGTCAACAGTTTCAACAGGAAGTCTTGGTGTTCCTGCAATCTGGTGAGCTCGTTTAGAGCATCGTAAGTCACTGTTTGCAGAGCTTGACCTTGCATGTCTGAAATTTGTTCTCCGTAGGGATCAGTTTCGTTGCGGCGTGTGGCCAAATCTTTGGCCAACCCCTCTACAGTGTTTTTGTGGTTCAATGCTTGTTCAAGGCTATCATAAAACACCACAGGTGCTGTGCCTAGCTCTCCAAGCTCGTCTAGCTCGTTTTCATACTCAACTAACTCGTTGCGTTTTTCTTGCCAGGATTGATTGATCTCGCCTAGCTCTTGTAGTTTGGCTGCTTTGATAGTTTCATGCTGATTGTCGTGTATGTCTTGGCCACATGCGTGACAACGATGCGAGTTCAATGTGGCAATTTCTTGTTCTAATTTGGTACGACTTTTTTCTAGTTTAGATATTTCTGCTGACACAAGCCTGTGATTGCGATTGCAATCGTCGATCTCTTTCTTTGACCGCTGATAAGCATCAAGGTCTCTGTGTGCCTGCACTTCACGATCAATGTTGATGTGCTCGAGATCGGCTATGGCTTGCTCAAATGCTGCACAATCGTCCTGTTGCTTTTTAAGCCACAGTGTTTGACGTTTGCGCAGGCTTTCGATTTGTTCTTCGATGCGTTTGTTGGCTTCTTGCACAGCACGAATACGGAATTCTTCTTGACTGATAGCGTCTTTGGTTTGACGGTTAAGTTCTTTGATGCGTTCGGCACGCTCACTTAACTGTGTGATACCCAATAACTGCTCAATGATAGTGCGCTGTTCGTTGGCTTTTAGGCTCAAGAAAGGTTCGGTGTAAGTGTTCAATGCCAAAATATGTTTGAACATGTCGTGACTCATGCCCAGAATACGCTCAATGGCATCTTGCGTTTCTCGGCTGTCACCTTGAGCTTCGTCTGTGGCAGTTTGTTCTTCATTGTTGACGTAAAACTTCAGCACATTGGGCTTGCGTCCACGTTCAATCTTGTAGTCCTTGCCATTGACAGTGAAATCCAAACTCACAAGCATGTGCTTGGAATTGGTTTTGTTCACAAGGTTATCTTTGCGAATGTTACTCAATGCTTGTCCATACAAAGCATAACTCAATGCATTGATGATTGTTGTTTTGCCTGTACCGTTGCGACTGCCGTCGCCGCCTAAATCAAGGTTCTCGCCTAGTACCAATGTTAGGTCTCGACGATCAAAATCAATGCCTTGTGTGGCATTGCCTACACTCATAAAGTTTTTAACAGTTAAGGTTTTAAATTGAATCATAGAGTTTGGTAAATTTTTAGCAGAAGTTTGTTGTCGTAGAATTCGGACTCAATGTTAGTAAGTTGATCAACTACGATCTGATCTACTGATTCAAATTTTACTTCGCCTGGCGCCATGTCTTCATCTACACCGGCAGTTTTGTTTGGAATCAGGGCCATCTCTCTGAGATCGTATGTTTTAATAAAAGTCTCTTTGATGAAGTTGGCTTCTTCGTAGCTGATTTCAATATCTAAGTTTACACGCACATGCATCTTGGGCTGCAGGAGAGATGGCGCATTATCGATAAGATTTGCAAGTCCGTAGACGCGGTAGGTCGGTTGAGCAGGCCAAGCATGAAACTCAGGCGTTCTTCCCCACTCCAATACAGTGAGACCTCTTTCGTCGTCGCCAGCATCAGCATAATTGTGAGGGAACGCATTACCGATGTAGGTAATATTCTTTTTAGTTTGGCGTTTGTGGAAATGTCCAGTAAACACATGTCCGAATCCTTGAAGATCTTCTCGCTTGATTTCACCGTGGTCGGGCATTTCCACCATTGCGTTCATCAAGTATCCGGGCAATTCAAAGTGCCCAAACAAGTAGTCGCCCTTTAGTTTGGCCAGTTTCTTATGATCGTCGCCACATAGCCAAGGGGCAATAGTGACATTACCGTCGCTGAACCAATCATTGCAGATTTCCACATTAGGGAGGTGCTTTGCCCACTCCACGCTTTGAATGTCACGTTTGTCGCGATAATATAGATCGTGGTTACCAGGAATAAAATACACACGCTCAAAATTGGCATTCAAATGCTCCAAGGCTCGTAAGCTGTAGTTTAGTGTAACAATGTTTAGGCTGGCACGGTTGTTGTGCCAATCGCCTAGAAACAAGCAGGTTTCGCAGCCCTCTTCCTTTGCTTTTTCAGTAGCCCATTTGACAAAAGCCAAACAGTCTTCGTTATGGACGACACTGTTTGACTTTAATCCAAAGTGGATGTCAGTAAAGATTGCTGCTTTGCGAAATAGATTACTCATCCAGCTAGTATATTACTCATCCAAACTAGAAACAACCGGACCGGACAAATCTGCCATGCTCTTGCTACCAGAGTTCTGTCGAGTCCAGCTAGGATTGAGTCCGTTCATTTCCAAGATGTCGTCGCGAATGTTTTGATTTTTCTTCTCTATGTTAAGAATCCTCGTAAAGCTGTTAGTGATCGCAGCAGTGTAATACGCAAATGGGTTCTGGCTCTTACTTTCGTCGAATTGTAGACCAATCTGACTAAGCTGTAGTAGAGCTTGTCCACGCATTTCTTCGTTGTAGGTGTACCCACGCCAATTGCTCCTTGTAGCATAACGCTCACACAGTTTCATAAACATCATGGCCAGCTTGCGTGTCATTTGTCCATGCTCTCTGCAAAATTCGCCAGTTTGCAAGTCGCCTTTCCAGTGACTGCGCCCAACAATATAAGGTTGCTTGTTGTCGTCAATGCGATAGTGCTCAAATGGGGGAAAGTTCAGACGAACATGATTAAGGTCTAGCACAGGTTCTTCGATTAAATCGGCCAATGGATCGTCGTCTGTGGCATCGTCGAGATCTAAAATATCTTCCAGCTTGCGCTTTTTTTGTTCAGCTTTGGTTAATTTTTTGGGTGCTTTGGGAATATGATCCCAACATGTGATTCTAAAAACAATGTCGGTGTTGGGAATTTTGGTAGGGTCTAACACTTCGCCTGTTTCGCGTTTGATACGATCTGCACGATTTCTGCGAGCTTCGGCAATGGTGCGTTGATTAATTTTTTCCACGCTAGGTAAAATGATATCGTATTGATGATCTAAGTCCCTGTCGCGGTACCAGCAATATGTGTTTTTGCTTAGGTGTATTTCTTTTAATATGTCTCGGTTATTGAGGTAGTTAACTCGAGCTGGGGTTTTGGTTAAAGTCATGGCTGACCAGTTCTCCTATCTATACTTATTGTAGCATTTTTACTACGTTTGTCAACCTTTCTTAAACTACGCCGAAAATTTTTTGGGTAAATAAGGCATAGGAATATAGCAATGCCACAGTATACTGACAGTCAGACCACAAGTACAGGAATAGTTGTTAATGCAGTCCTGAATACTGAAACAAATCAAATCACGTATACCGTTACTGCGCCCAATGGTGCCGTGGCTACGTCCACGCAGTCTGCAGATGTAAGCGGCAATTCAACATCAAACATACAACAATTGTTTGCACAATTGCAAGCAGCCGGATTTACAGGAGGTCCGGCTAGAGTAGCAACTGCGTTGGCCGAAGTCAGTAACAATGTAACAGCAGACGCAACAAAAGCTGCGGCAGAATCAACTGCGACTAAAACTCCAGTACCTCAAGAAACTCAACCAATACCTGCGTCCACAGTTGCTGATCCTGGTGTTCCACAGCCAACTTCTCAGACAGCACCGCAGCAAACTCAGGCTACGCCAGTTTCAGGAACCACAGATCCAACCGCACAGACTACCTTAGATCAGCAACTAGCCAACCTTAGAGCAGCTGAAATTGCAGCCAATGGTGGTGTTGATCCTAATGCAGTTACAGATCCTGCTATACAGGCACAAATAGACAAATTAGCAGCGTTAAATGCAAAACAAGAGCAACTTAGAAATAACCCGGGTGCAGTGCAAGAAACTGAGCTGACACAAGCACAACAGTTGGCCAATTTGCGAGCAGCTGAAATTGCAGCTAATGGTGGCGTAGATCCTAACTCTGTAGCGAATCCACAACCAGTTAACCCAGACGAGTCTCCCGCTGAAACTGCCAGGTTAGCAAGACAGAATGCAGCAGCAGATACTACACCAAACCAATCAGAATCTGAAACTGCTCGCCTGGCAAGACAAGAAGCAGCAGTTAAACAAAAAGCACAAGAACAAGCTACACTAAACGCACGTTACCGTACATCTGCAAACAACGATTGGCGTGTAAGGTTAAGTTTAGCACCAAGCAGCGATTATTTGTACAATGCTAGTCCGCCGGGCATTCTAGCTCCACTGGCCAAAAGCAAGGGTGTAATTTTTCCATATACTCCTACCATTAGCACAGTGTATTCTGCAAACTACGAAGCCTACGACTTGATTCACAGCAATTATCGTGGATTGTACTATAAAAATTCTAAAGTAGGGGATATATCTGTGCGCGGAACTTTTACAGCACAAGATACATTTGAAGCCAATTATTTGTTGGCAGTGATACACTTCTTCCGCAGCGTGACAAAAATGTTCTACGGACAAGATCCTGAGCGTGGAACACCACCGCCACTGGTATACTTGTCTGGATTTGGCGAGTTTCAATTCAACGGGCACCCTTGTGTAGTAAGTTCATTCACATACACACTACCAAATGATGTAGATTATATCAAAGCCAATAATCCAAACAACTACGGCACCAGCTTGTTTAATCGCAGACAGCCAGTTGAATCTGGCTGGGGAGGTGTGTCATTGGGATCCGCAGCCAAGCGTCTAGCCAATGCATTGTTGCCCAAAGGAGCTCAACCTGAAACCCCGGCACCTAGAAATGTAGCACAAACAGTCAACAACACCATGGATTCAACTTACGTTCCGACCAAAATGGAAATTGATATCACACTGATCCCAGTACAAACACGCAGTCAAGTCAGCAAAGTGTTTAGTCTCAAAAACTTTGCCAACGGTCAAGGACTCAAGGGAGGATTCTGGTAATGTCTGCACAATATACTTCAACTAGTCCTTATTTTGAAACTGGTTACAGTCAGTTCTTCTTAGACGTAATGGTCAACAGACCAATACCCAAAGAAAATGATGACCTACAGTTTACTATCAATCAAACATATCAGTACCGCCCTGATTTGCTGGCCTACGACTTGTATGGAACTGGCACACTATGGTGGGTGTTTTATCAACGCAACCCCAACACACTACAAGCACCTCCATTGGATTTCAAAGTAGGAACAAGCATATTTCTGCCAAAAATTTCAACTCTAAAATCAACCCTGGGATTTTAATCCATGTATTCTATTTTACGAGATCCTAATACCGGGCTTTTCAAAGTAGTTGACGACAGCACAGGAAAAACACTGGGTCGAGGAGAATTGCCACAGAATGCTATTAATTTTGCAATTCAAAACGGAATGCCTGTAGAAAACCGGGCAGCATTACTGACCGAAGCACAAGTAATCATTGAGCGAGAAAATACTGCACTAGCTACTCCGCCTGCAACTGCCAGTCAAACTGTGCAAGACGATGCGCCACAGGGTCCAAACGCAACACCACAACAAAACATTAACACCGCAGGCAGAATAGTAACCACCCCTGAAGTTACTAATCCAACCAATGCCACACCTGCTCCCACCACAGAAACACAGCCCACAACTGGTACCAATGACCCTGTTGTTACTACCAATCAAACGCAGTCAATTAACACACTTAGTAATTCAGGAACTCCGCCAATTCTTAAACCTGGAATCTACGATGCCAATGGAAACAAACTTAGTAATGAGGAAATATGGGGAAAGCCTGGCGGACAGCCAACACCGACCACACAAGCTGGCACAACCACCAATGAAGATGCTGCAAATAACTCAACTACTACAAAACAAGCAGAGGTCAACGGTGCCAGCAATTCTGTAGTACAAGTAACTCCGCAACCCAATGTTCTAGATCGATATCCTAGTTACACTTATGTTGCATCTGTGTATTTGTTGACAGAATCTCAGTATAAAAGAGTTATTACTAGTAAGAACAGAAAAATTGACGGATATCAACTATTGTTCCAATCTGGCGGTGCTCCAAACAATGTTGGCGGTATAAGAGAAAACAATGCAGCAGCCGATTCAGCAGCCGACAAAGCACAAGATCCAGGCAGCGGCGCACCGGGCCCGTCTTCGGCAGCCACCCCCGATGCAGGGCGCAGTCCGTTTTTTGACAATGATTTTTATATCGACAGCATAAGTTTAGAAAACGTAATGATGGGCAAAGGCTCGGGCACAGCCCACATGGCAGCTAGCATGAAATTTACACTGTGCGAGCCCATGGGGATGACATTGTTTGATAGGCTATACAAAGCAGTTGAAAACCAGCAGCCTAAAGATTCAACAGGCAAAGTAAATTATACCAGCGCAGCGTATCTAATGGTCATACGTTTTTATGGGTACGATGAACAAGGCAAACTAATGGCCCCGCTCAGGGGTGGAATTGAATCTAATGTTGGCACCAGCGACCCACAGGCCGTGATAGAAAAATTCATACCATTTCAAATCAAAGGCATTAATTGGACTATTGGTACCAAGCTGACAACATACGAATGGGAATGTGTGCCAGTAGGACAATTACAAGGTGGCTACACTGGTCGAGGCACCATACCTTACGATGTGCAATTGGCAGCAGGCACTGTGGGAAAATTGTTAAAAGGCAATTCTCAATACGCTGCTACAACTGCCACCACTGACGATCGTGGTAGACAAACAGCAGCCGGCACTGATCCTAGATTGGTAGGCCAAACACCTGCCAACGAAACAGTGTCGCCTGCCAAAGCCAATGCTGCACCTACTAAGAAAACAGTTACCCAAGGATTGATGGGGGCTCTCAATGACTTTCAGGACGAACTAGTCAAACAAGGTGTGTATGACATTCCTGACAGGTATTCTATTGAATTTGTTGACGGAGCAGAAGCCAAAGGCAAAGCCATTGAAGAAGCACAACTTCAATTACCAAATACCAAGACTGACAAAAAATATTCACCAGCTGGGCAATCTTCTACACAAGATGCCAACAATCTGCGACCAGAAACAAACCAAGTCGACATGGTAAATCGTACTTTCAGTATCACTGCCGGTATGAGCATTTTGCAGGCCATCGAAATGGCTATTAGAAATTCTGAGTATATTAGCAAGCAGCAGTTGGTAATTGTTAATCCAGACGGCACATTTGAACCAAATCCCGTGGCTCAAGACAAAAACTTTCAATGGTTTACAATAACCATGTCGGCCACACCAAGATCAGGTGGAATCGATCCCAAGCGCAATGACTATGCCTATGACATAAAGTACACAGTCATGCCGTACTTGTCTAAAAATGTGATCAGTAAATATTTTCCTCCTACCAAATTCAGTGGTGTACACAAGAGCTATCCATACTGGTTCACTGGCAAAAACACAGCCATTCTCAAGTACGAAGAAACAATGAATACCCTGTATCAGCTCACTGTCAGTGGCGATGCCAAGGGCAGCCTGGCTGATAAACAAAGAGATGCATTTACTTCCAGTATGTTGGACATAGTAAAGTATGGCTACGCACCACGCAGTGACCAAAGCTCGCAAGGTGCAGAAGGAAAAACATTTGAACCTGCAGCCAATGCCGCAGAAAATTTATATTCTCCGGGTGATCTTGCCAATACTACTTTGAGAATTGTAGGAGATCCTGCATGGATACAGCAAGGAAGTTTGTACCAAGAAATCACGCAAGGCACAGTGGATGCCAACAGTATGAGAAAAGGTTTTGAAGCTGACGGATCTATCAGTTTTGACAGTCAAGATATATTGTTTGAAGTTGTATGGCAACGCCCCGAAGACTACGACTTACTCAAAGGAGTCGCAGATCCTTATTCTGGAGGGTACAGCGGCAATACAAACAGTACTCGAACTCCAATCCAAAGTCGAGTATACATTGCTACAAAAGTAATCAGCGATTTTAAAAATGGTGGCTTTGAGCAAACCATACACGGATCCATTTATATGTTGCCCAAGAAAGGCGCCAACACCAATGCAGCTACTCCGTCAAGTGCCGGGGACAAAGAAACCAATTCTGCATTCCTGCGTGGATCAGATCAAAGCGATGCCGAAACCAAACGATTACAAGCTGCTGCGGCTGCATCTAAAACAGCCACTATTGATGCCAAAGTCAATGCCAGCAGTGTGACAGGACGGACACCTACATCAGCAACAGCAAAAGGAGTTCAAAGTATTTTACAGCCGCCGCCAGTGCAGGGAGATCCAACATTAACACAGTTGACCAGTAGTCAAGCATATATATCAGCTCGACGAGCAGGACTAACACCACAGGCTGCACTGCAAGCAGCACGTGATAGTTTTGCCACCAACAGTGGTAGTTCTGTAAGCAGCAACGGCCAACCTGTTGCAACCGCAACTGGAGCAACACCTACTAATACAGCTCCGCAATCAATCAGCAGAGAACCCTAAGGACAAAACATGTCAGAAAGAGTACAGAGAAGTAAAGGAAGACCGCAAAATTACAAGCTGGATCGCGGCGGTACTCCAACAGAGTTTGGTCCTTTTACAGGTGTGGTAATGTCAACCATTGACCCAACTCGTTCTGGCCGACTACGTGTATACATCGAGGCATTCCAAGATGGAGGCGAAGCCGCCATGGAGGACGAAAGCAAATGGACCACGGTAAACTATTTGCCGCATTTTTATGGCAACACTCCTTATGATCCCAATACTGGAATCAATGACAAGGTAGGAGCATATCCAGGTAACCCAACCAGTTATGGTATGTGGTTTACGCCTCCCGATATTGGTGTAACTGTGTTGTGCGTATTTGCCAACGGCGATCGCAGCCAAGGATACTACATTGGTACTGTGCCTGAATCGGGAATTGGTAGCATGGTTCCTGCAATTGCATCCAGCAGTGACTTCTTGGTTGGAAATAAAAATCAAGAAGAATACTTTAAAAATGCCACACGACTGCCAGTAACTGAAATCAACATCAACAACGAAGCAGTATTCAACGATCCTCGATTTTATGAAGCTACCAAACCAGTACACGGTTTTGTTGCCCAAAGTTTATTTCAGCAAGGGCTAGTAGAAGACCTCGAACGTGGTACAATTCGTAGTTCTAGTCAACGTGAAACACCCAGCGCGGTGTTTGGTATAAGCACACCCGGAATACCAATCTTCCAGGGCGGCATGAAGCCCAATGATATTCGTGCAAAATTAGATGCCGGAGAAGTAAAACCCAGCGATGCTCAAGTAATTGGACGTATCGGCGGCCATAGTTTTGTCATGGACGATGGCGACTTAGAAGGTGACAATTCACTGATTCGTTTGCGCACTACCAAAGGTCATCAAATTACAATGAGTGACTCTGGTAATTTTTTCTATATTGTGCATGCCAATGGGCAAACCTGGATTGAACTTGGAGTCGAAGGCACAGTTGACATTTACAGTTCTAACTCAGTTAACGTAAGAACCAAAGGTGATATAAACTTGCATGCTGACAGAGACATCAATATGTTTGCTGGACGTAACTTCAACGTCAAGAGCAAAGAAGACATGTATCTTGAAAGCATGAAAAAAACTACAATAACTGCACAAACAGATCTCACAATATTCAGCAAAGCAACAATTGGTGTGTTAGCTGATGGCGTACTCACAGTTAACAGTGCCAGTGGCGGGTGGAAAACTTCTGGTGAAATGAAATTCAAAGGTTCTACCATTGATCTAAATGGTCCAGCGCCAGGCACAGTAAATGCTCCATTTCCTATCACTAAATCAATACTTGACGATACAAAATTTAGCACCAGCACTGGTTGGGAAGTTGATCCGGGCAAGCTCGAGAGTATTGTTAGTCGAGCACCCACACATGAGCCATATCCTTATCACAACAAAGGTGTTGATGTCGAAGTTGCATTTGAAGAAGGCAAACCTAGCCCACCGCCGGGTGCAGAGCCTGTACCGCCAGGTGTAGAAATTCAGGCGAAATAACATGGGATCATTTAATTTTACATTACCAACAAACGGACAAAAGTTTGAGATCAAAGGTCCCCCTAGCCTAACACTGGAGCAAGCCAAAGCAATTTTTGACAAGCAGGCTAGCACAGGTGCCTTGGTCGGGTTCAAGCCCGGAGACGTACTGTCGGCATCCACGCAAGCGGCTGCCGGGCTTGCATCAGCACAAGCAGCGTTGACTCAAGCACAAAGTGGCATCACTGGCGCATTGGGTGCAGGTGCAGCAGCAATTGGCCAAGCCACTGCTGCACTGGGAGCGACCGCAGCAGGCGCAATTGGACAAGTAAGCTCTGCATTTGCACAAGCAGGCGGCGCACTAAACGGTTCATTGAGTAACATACCGGGCATCAATGGTGCCGCTGGCCCGGCCACAGGAATCCTTGCAGCGGGAGTGAATCAGGCCACCAATCTGGTAACATCCACAGTTCAGACTATCAACAAAACCATTACAAATTTACCTGTCACTGCTCCAATCAATGCAGCAGATTTTGTAAAAACTTTGCCTGCATTGGGCAGTATTGGCAACATGGGTCTAAACACTGTGACTGCAAGCATGGCATCGGCAAAAAATTTAATAGGACAGAGAGTCGAAACAATTACTAACTCAGGTGGCGTAGGTCAATTTGGTCTTGACGTTTCTCAGCTTGAAAAAGCAGGCATAGTCAAACCAGGCATTGCTGAATTGGCCAAATCCACTGCTAGTACTCTGTCAGATGTTCTTAAGAGCCCAGCATCTTTTACTGGCAAGCTTGGTATCAATAATCTAGGTGACTTGACAAAGAATCCGCAGATACAATCCACTGTGCAACAAGCATTGATGGCAACCGGACTCAAAGACCTTAACAGTTTGGGTGTGCCCATAAAAGATTTAAGTCCACAAGCATTGGCTGGCTTGGCAACAGTTGCAGCCAAAAGCGTTACAAATGCAGCAGCGTATCTTAAAAATCTTCCTATTCCCGGTGATGCCACTGGTGCAATAAAAAGCGGCATTGACAATATCATGCGAGATGCAGCATTTGCTACCAATCTTGTAGAAAACAAACTTCCGCTTGGACTAAAGTCGGAAGTGGTCCCAAAAGCAGCAGAAAATGTAACCAACAGAGACACAGTGGATGCTGCTGCCACACGCATTGTTGGCAACGATAAAGTTCCTAGCTTGGATTACGGTCCGCCACCAACTGCAACCATTGATGCCGTGACTCAATTGTTGAATAAATTTAAACAATCTGTGCCCGAATATGTGTCAGAGATCAATGGTTTAACTGGAAAAGTAACTGCATTAGAAAATCAACAAAGCATTACTCAAGAACAGTGGAGCACTGTGCGACAGGAATTTAGAGAAATTGGCTTGAGAAGTCGAGCAATTACAGATCCTATACGAGATGAAGTAGTTACACTGATCAATCGTTTGCCTGCGACAGAAAGAAGAGTCGGAACAGCTGAATATAAGGCAATCGAACAAGGCGTATTCAAAGCAGCGGTTGACATAGGTAGCGCATTGTTGGAGCGTATTAACTTATTAAAGAGCAAAATTTCAGCAGTTGAAAACGCATAAGTAAACATATGGCACAGACTTTTATTGGTTTCAATACGCAAGGGCAATACAAAAAATTTACGCTGACTGATTTTGCGTTAATCAAGCGTGATTTGCTGAATGCTTTTAATATTCGTCAAGGGCAACTACCTGGACGTCCTGAGTATGGAACCACACTGTGGGATTTTTTGTTTGAAAATCAAGTTGAAGAACTACAGCAAAGCATACAAGCAGAAGTGCAACGTGTAGCCGGCGGCGATCCTAGAATCTACATCAATGATGTACAAATATACTCTCAGGTAAACGGTATTTTATTAGAAGTAGAATTGGTTGTTGTGCCCAGCACAGATGCAGAACGCTTGTCTATTTTCTTTGATCTATTACAACGTCGAGCCTCCTATGTATAACTGAGCCGTTTTTAGCTTCGATAAATAAAAAACGAGGCATACACGAATGGCAAAGACTACTAGACAAACAGCTATATTTGGCGTAGAAGACTGGAAACAAATATACCAGACCTACCGCGAAGCTGACTTTCAAAGCTACGATTTTGAAACTCTACGCAAGAGTTTCATTGATTATCTCCGTTTGTATTATCCTGAAACATTCAATGACTATATTGAAAGTTCAGAATTTATTGCTTTGTTGGATGTTATTGCATTTATGGGACAGGCCCTGGCCTTCCGTACAGATTTAAACACTCGAGAGAATTATCTTGACACTGCTGAACGTCGAGACTCAGTTGTAAAGCTTGCCAATCTTGTCAGTTACACACCAAAGAGAAACACTGCTGCCCAGGGCATGTTAAAGGTATTCAGTGTCAGCACCACTGAAAATGTCTACGACTATCAAGGCGTTAACTTGAGTAATGTCACTGTGGACTGGGCAGATCAAACCAATCCAGATTGGCAAGAACAATTTACCACTATCATTAACGCATCGTTGGTCAATACACAAAAAGTAGGCCGACCAGGTAATCGACAAACTATCTTGGGTGTTCGAACCGACGAATATGCCATTAACATGGTTCCTGGTTACTTGCCAGTGATTCCTTACACTGCCACCGTGGACGGGATTTCCATGCCCTTTGAAGCAATTAGTGCAACCAGTGTTGGTCGGGACTATGTGTATGAGCCAAGTCCTCGTCCTAATCAACCATTTAATATTTTATTTCGCAACGATCAACTTGGATTCAGTTCTGCCAACACTGGTTACTTCTTTATGTTCAAACAAGGTGTGTTGCAAAACCAAGACTTTAACTTGGCAGAACGCATTACCAACCGCACAGTTAATATCAACATCGAAGGTATCAACAACGAAGATCGTTGGTTGTTTCAACTGGACAATGTTGGAAACGTAAGTCGTGAATGGGAATACACTGAAAACATCTACGCTGCCAGCGGAGAACAAATAGGCACAAGTCTACGACCAATTTACAGTGTATCAAGCCGCACCAATGACCAAATTACTATGATTTTTGGCGACGGTGTGTTTTCAGAAATTCCAGTAGGCACATTCCGTGCTTATGTGCGAGCCTCAAACGGATTGCAATACATTATCAATCCTGAAGAAATGCAAGCCGTGTCGATTCCCATTAGCTACATCAGTCGCAACGGCAACCTTGAAACACTGACATTCACCTGCGGTATTACTCAACCAGTTTCAAACAGCCAGGCTCGTGAAACCATTGATGCTATCAAGCAACGTGCTCCTGCTCGCTACTACACACAAAACCGCATGGTCAACGGCGAAGACTATAACCTTTTTCCGTATACTCAATATAACTCAATTATCAAGAGCAAAGCACTAAATCGTAGCTCCATTGGTACCAGTCGATATCTTGATCTAGTTGACAACACAGGCAAGTACAGCTCAACCAATACATTTGGCAGCGACGGTGCTCTATGGGAACAAAATATTTTACCTACAATTTTGTTTTCGTGGCTTTCGCGCAATGAAATTGCTGACGTAGTTACAAATCAAGTACAACCTGCTCTTGTTGACAGCACTGTCAAACAGTTCTATTACAGAAACTATCCTAGACAAAGTGTCAATACTGGTGCAACATTAGGAAGTACATGGCATCAGTCAACAACGCTGGCCAACGAAACCACTGGTTACTTTGTCAATGCTACTGGCACACCTATTCCAGTAGGATTTACAACCAGCACAGTATTCAAGTATGTTGCTGTAGGAAGTCTAATTAAATTTATTTCGCCTACTGGTTATTACTTTGACAAAAACAATAAACTGCAACCAGGTGTTCCTACTCGCGCAGAAGAAAAAACTGAAATCTGGGCAAGCCCTCAAGAAATTGTTGGTGACGGATACAATGGCGGAACTGGTAATCTAAGTTCGGGCTCGGGTCCGATAACTATCAACAACTTTGTGCCAACTGGTGCTATTGTTGATACAATTATCCCACTGTTTGTAACAGACTTGCCATTGGCTTTAGAACAAGCCATGGCAGAACAAATTTTGTTGTATCGCAATTTTGGTATTGGCTACGACAACGACGGTACTATTACCGGAGTTCCATATTCGTGGTATCTGATCCCCAGCACCAACCTTGATGTTGATGCACCATTTAGTTTGGCCAACGCAGGCACATCGACCCCAGGCGAATTAGATGCCAGTTGGTTGGTACAATTTGTAGTACAAAATCAAAACTATACAATAACTTTCCGTGGGCTTGCATATTACTTTGGTTCAGTGTTGCAAACACGTTTCTTCTACTACGACGGACAACAAGTGTATGATAGTCGCACAGGCACTGTGATCAAAGACTTTATTAATTGTCTTGCAGTCAACACCAAACCTGATTCCAGCGATCCTCTCAACGGAGACATCTTCATGACAATTACTGGACAGCCAGTAGAAAGCGATGGTTATGTTGATGACTTCCAAGTTTTAGTAGGGTACCGGGATAGCGACAACGATGGCGTACCCGACAACCCAGACTTTTTTAACGAAATTGTTGCTCCAAACGTTGATCCAAGTCAGAAATACATCTACTTGGAAAAGACAGTTGACTTTGATAACCTACAGAGATATCTATTGGTTGACGCAGGTCGTGTTACCAGCGATTATGCAACCTATGATGAAATTGAATTAGTAAAAAGCGAATGGAGTCCCGGACAAGTGTTTTATGCTTACAGCGACGAAAAGTTTTATGAACTCAGCATCGGCACAACTGGAATTCGCACATTGATTGATGTCAGCAGTGAATGGATTGCTCGTACAGGCAGACAAAGTCTGTATTATCAATACAGACACAATAGCCCGTTGACCAATCGAATTGATCCGGGCACAACCAACATCATCGACTTGTATGTAGTAACACTGGCTTACTATACTGCATATCAAAACTGGATTAGAGATACCACTGGCACAGTGCCTGAACCATCTATGCCAACCATTGACGAATTGTCAACTGCATACCAGGGTCTGCAAGATTACAAAATGTTGAGCGACAACATTATTCTCAACAGTGTGACTTTCAAACCATTGTTTGGTGAAAAAGCTGCAAGCAATTTACAAGCGACTATCAAAGTAATTCGCGCCAGCAATTCAACAGCCAGCACCAGTGAAATTAAATCATCTGTGGTTGCTGCAATGAATGACTATTTCTCAATTGACAAATGGAACTTTGGTGATACATTCTATTTCTCAGAACTAGCAGCTTATCTACACCGAGAATTAGGAACGATAATTAGTAGTGTAGTGTTGGTTCCTCTCGACACACAGAAGTATTTTGGTGACTTGTACGAAATTCGTTCAGCACCCAATGAAATTTTTGTTAATGGTGCTACTATCAATAATATTGAAGTAATTGAAGCATTGACCAGTACCAATTTGCGTACTGCCCCAGGTAGTGGAGTAATTTAATGGCCGTTAGAAGCGTAGACTTTCTTCCAGAGATTTTTCAAACTGATGCAAACAAGCAGTTCCTTGCAGCTACTCTGGACCAGCTGATACAAGAACCGCGATTCAAAACAACACAAGGGTTTATCGGCCGTACAGTTGGACCGGGCGTCAACCCCAATGACAAGTATGTTATTGAACCAACACAGACTCGCGCTAACTATCAGCTTGAGCCCGGCGTTGTAAGTCTCAAACCAGACACTACCAAAATTCAGGATGTTATTACCTACCCTGGTATGAACGATGCAGTTGCATACCAAGGAGGCAATGCCACACGTCCTGACCGTTTGTATTCCAGCGAATATTATACCTGGGATCCGTTTGTTGATTTTGATAGTTTTGTAAACTTCAGCCAGTACTTCTGGCTGCCCAACGGCCCAGACGTGGTCGCTGTACAATCACAATCTGTGCCAGACACTGCTAATTTTGTTGTGACCAGAGAAAATGGATCTTACACATTCTCTAGCCTCAATGGAACCAATCCTGTAATTGAATTGGTGCGCGGCGGCAGCTACACATTCCAAGTAGCTCAAAACCAAAAAGAAACTGTAAACTACAGAGTACGAAACCAAGGCACCACTGCGTTCCTATTAGACGGAGTCACTAATCCTACGCTGACTCTGTCACGAGGAAATACCTACGTATTCAATTTAAATACCAACGGTATATTCCCGTTCTGGATCAAAACACAGCCCGACACTGGTACTGCAAACAGTTACGATTCCGGAGTAAGTCGCAATGGTGCAAGCACAGGCCTGGTAACGTTTACTGTACCACAGGACGCACCTGACACCCTGTATTACATTGCAGAAAATTACAGCACCATGCAAGGTGTGCTGAACATAGTTGATGGCCAACCGGGCACAGGACCAGGTTTTTGGATACAAGCAGCACCTGGAATTTCAGGCAAAATGCCTGCTACTCCTAACATCAGCAGTCGAGATGTATTGGGTGTAACCAACAACGGCGAGGATCTTGGTACAGTAACATTTTATGTACCACAGAAATCTGCGCAAAGTTTCTACTATAACTTAACAAGCATTGGCACAGTTGATTTGGTTACAAATATGCAATTTGACCAGATCAACAATGTCTCTGTTGAAGAATTTTTGTTAAAGTACAATGGTATTGATGGCACTAGAAATTTAAATGGCCGCACTATTATGTTTAACAATGTCGAAGAAGGATGGACAAGAACTTCCTTCTTTGATCCGTTGACACAAAATCCCAGCAACAATGGACTAGCAGGTAGCTTTGATTCTCTACCATACAGCATTGAGGAAGAAATTCCGCTGGAGGATAGAAATCAAATTTGGCAGATCAGTTACGTAACTTACAACAATGTACAATACATCAACCTTGGTCTCGTAACACAAGTTAATCCTCTTGAAAAGTTTACCATCAATTATGGACAAACTTACAGCAGTACTCAGTGGTACAAAGACCAAGCTGGATTATGGAACAGAATTCCTTTGTTGACAGCAGCACAGGATACCTTGTATTACCAAGACGGAACAGACCCAGAGATTTTTGGAAAAATCAAGCTACTGGATCAGGCCACTTCTGACATCATCAACGTTGACGAAATTATAGGAAAACCAAACTATACTTCTCTCAACGGGGTAAAGTTTACCAATGGTTTAAAAGTAAAATTCACTGGCAATGTTGAGCCAGCAACCTATAAGTCTGGTATTACACAAATTACCTATGTTGAAACAGAGCAAACAACAAATTATATTACGCTTGCAAGCTTGGCCGATCTTTACATTGGGCAAGAAATTATTTTTGATTCACCTACCATTGGTGGCATCGAATCAGGTAAATCTTATTACGTAAGATTACTCACTGCCAACGGACTTAAATTTGCAATCAGCGAAACTCGCGGCGGCCCTATTTTTAATCTTCAAAGCGGTACCACCTCGGGTAGTACTGCCAACGCAATAGCGGACCGACAATATTATGTTGCTGGCGTGGGCACAGCAATTGAACTATTGCCAGTTGAAAACTTTTATGTGGCAGAAAAATACAGTCAAGATGTTGATTATATAACAATCAGTCGAGCTAGTTTAGATCTGAACCCGTGGACACGCAGTAATCGTTGGTTCCACATCGATGTTATCAATGCCACAGCACAATACAATAACAGCTCTGTGGTACTAGATAACAACTATCGAGCAAAGCGTCCAATCATTCAGTTCCGTCCAGGCATTCGACTGTGGAACATGGGCACACAAGGAAAAGCAGCGGTTGATATCATCGACTTTTCAGAATCTGATGCTTTTTCCAACGTTCAGGGTTCAACTGGTTACACAGTTGACGGCTATACATTTGTCGAAGGCACCCGTGTTATTTTTGCCAATGATACAGATGTAGATGTTAGAAACAAGATCTACACTGTGAGTTTTATTGTGCCAGACACTGTGCCACCGTTGATTGCTCAACCTATCATTAATTTGACATTGGCCACTGATGGCGAAGTTTTGCCTGAAGAAAACACAGCCGTGATCTACGGAAATACCAGCGGCGGAAAGACTTATTGGTATACCGGTACTGAGTGGTTGCTGGCTCAACAAAAAACCGGAGTACAACAAGCTCCGTTGTTTAATATCTACGACCCCGAAGGCGTAAGCTTTGGCGACGGTAACAAATACCAGTCTACAACTTTTGTTGGTAGCAAACTTTTTAGTTACGCAGTTGGAGACACAAATATCCTAGATCCAATACTGCAATTTCCGTTGCAGTATCTAAACATCAACAACGTTGGTGACATTGTATTTGAAAACAATCTTTACAATGATACATTTGTTTACGTAGTTGACAACGTGTCAGTGACTTCAGACATTAGTTCAGGTTCTGTTCGAGAATACCTAGACCGAACAACATACCAAAAACAATTGGGATGGCAAACAGCAGCAGTTGAAAGCCAGATATATCAACAATTTAAGTTTAGCTATGTTCTAAATAGTCCTCTAAAATTGGACATTGTTGTACTGCCTCAAAACACAATTGCAGTACCAGTAATCAAAGTATATGTGGGCTCTCAGTTCCAAGAACCAAATACCTACACTTATACCACAGACAGCACTGGTACTATAATTAGTCTTAACAAAACATTTGTAGAAGGCGATATCATTGAAGTATTGGCTCTGAGCGATCAGACCAGTCAAGTTGCTTTTTATCAAGTTCCTAATAACTTACAAAGCAATCCGCTGAACGCCAACAGCCCAAGTTTTACATTGGGTACAATTCGTACACATTATCAAAGCATTTGCGAAAACTTGACCACATTGTCGGGACCTATCAGTGGTGCAAACAACACTAGAGACCTTGGCAACATTATTCCCTATGGTTTAATTATTTTGCAACAAAGTGCGCCGTTGACATTGTCCGGCTATTTCATGCGCAGCAAAGATTACAATGTATTTGAATCCTTGGTATACAACAGTAGAGAATATATCAAGTACAAAGCGCAACTAATGGATGCAGTGATTCAACAAAACATTCAATTTCAAACCACTGCTGAAATTCTTGACACAGCAATCCAAGATGTAACCCTAGGAAGAGTTGAAAGCCAACCATTCTACTGGAGTGACATGATTCCTTCAGGAATCACAGTGGCCGACAACACATATACCATATCGTTTGTTACCACTGCAACGTTTGATACCTTGCAAGTTTACAACTACACATCGGCAAACTATCTTGGCATGAACGTATATCTCAATGATGTAATTCTTACAAGAGGTAAGGAGTATGTTGTTGCTACCGATGGACCACGAATCACGATTACTGTACCGTTGTCCACAGGAGACAAAGTCACAATCAAAGAATACAACGCCACCTATGGTAGTTTTGTTCCAAATACTCCATCTAAAATGGGTTTGTATCCAGCATGGCGCCCTGAAATTGTTGAAAATGTAACCAGTACAGGAACACTGCAAGGAGTTCGTGGACATGACGGCAGCTTTACTCCGTTGTTTGGTGATATCCGCGACGATGTGTTATTGGAGTTTGAAACTCGAATTTACAACAACATCAAAGTTGATGGCAACCCAGTTCCATTGAGTGTATATGATGTACTGCCGGGTCAATTCCGAGACACTGGATTTTCGTTCAGCGAAGTTAACAATATTTTGTCAACTGATTTCTTGAGCTATTGCGGTTGGAACAAGCTTGACTACAAAGCGCAACAATATTTTGTAAACAACGAATTCACTTACAACTACAGCAATGCCAAAGATAAACTAACAAACCAAAATCTTCTTGGTGCTTGGCGCGGAATTTATCGATACTTCTACGACACTGAGCAGCCAAGTTTGACTCCTTGGGAAATGCTAGGGTTCAGCATTGAACCAGACTGGTGGGAAGATGTCTACGGTCCAGCACCATACACACAAGATAACTTGGTATTGTGGGACGATCTTGAATTAGGATATGTTAGAGATCCAATTGCACCTTACTACTTGCCAGAGTTCGCCCGCCCAGGATTAACAAAAGTTATACCTACTGGAACCGAAGGTGAATTGCTGTCTCCTTTACAGTCTGTAACTGGTGATTACAATGCAGGACAGTTCCAAAAGTCGTGGTCGCTGGGTGACGGCGGCCCTGTAGAAGCATCGTGGTGGAACAGCTCTGGATATCCATTTGCAGTAATGCATCTATTGGCTGTTACCCGTCCTGCAAAGTTTTTTGCATTGTTTGCTGACCGAGACCTGTACAGGTATAACACTGATTACAATCAGTATCTATACAACAATCGTTATCGACTTGATGCCAATGGTGTTGAGGTGTACGGCAACGGAACTAGCAAAGCCAGCTACATTAACTGGATTGTTGACTACAATCGAGTGTCGGGAGTTAACTCTACAACCACTTTATCTGACAACCTCAAGAATCTTGATGTTCGTTTGTGCTACCGAATGGCCAGCTTCAGCGACAAAAAGTACATTGAAATTTATACAGAAAAATCAAGTCCAAACAGTACAAACACTGCTTTGTTGATTCCTGACGAAAGCTATGATATTTTATTGTACAAGAATCAACCATTTGATCGTTCAATATACTCAAGCGTAGCAATTCAAAAGACCGACAACGGAGGATACGCAGTTTTTGGTTACAGCAATCAACAGCCGTTCTTCAATATATTGCAGAGCAAAGCCGTTGGAAAATTGCAAACATACAGTGTTGCTGGTATTACAATTCGCGTTCCTACGTCTTACAGTGACACAGTGGTTCAAGTACCGTATGGATTTGTATTTGACAATATTACCAGTGTTGCAGATTTCTTGTTGAGCTATGGAAAATTCTTAGAACGTCAAGGATTTGAATTTACAAATATCAGCAACGGATATATTCTTGATTGGTCACGCATGGTGCAAGAGTTTATGTATTGGACCCAACAAGGTTGGAGCACTGATGCAATTATTAACCTCAATCCATTGGCAGCAGGACTGACTATCGAACGTACACAGGCTGTGGTTGATACTTTGCGTACACAGACTGCAGAAAACTCAGTGTTGACTGAAAACGGTCAAAAATATCCGACACGTAATCTAAACATTGTTCGTTTAAACAATTTGTTTAAATTGGAACCACTGACTACACAAAGTGTCAGTTTTGTTGACATAAATTTTACCAACTACGAACACATGATTGTGTTGAACAATCAAAGCGTATTTGGAGATTTAATATACGATCCAACAACTGGTGCTAGACAAAGTCGTTTAAACATCAAGGCCGTGACCAGCAACGGATGGAATGGCAGTGTTGACGCACCTGGATTTATTCTAAATCAAGACAATGTCGAAGAGTGGACAGGATTAAGAACCTACAGCAAGGGAGAAATAGTCAAGTATAAAAATGTATATTGGAGTGCATTGACTATTGTCCAGCCCAGCGCAACTTTCAATTTCAACGACTGGGTACAAAGCGACTATACACAAATAGAACTTGGCTTGCTGCCGAACATTGCCAACAAAGCAGATCAATTGGCCAACAGTTACAATATCAATGTTGCAAACATTGAAAGTGACAACGATTTGTTGAGTTATGGTTTAATTGGTTTCAGGCCTCGTCAATACATGGCTGCATTAAACCTCGACGATGTCAGCCAGTTAAACATTTACCGACAATTCCTAGATACCAAAGGAACTGTGCTTGCTGCTGAATTGTTCAAAGGTGCAAACCTTGGCAAAGAAGCTGCTGATTATGATATCTACGAAAACTGGGCAGTCCAACGTGCAGTATACGGGGCAAATGCAAATCGAAGTTATGTTGAGCTAAGACTTAATCGTTCGTTGCTGAGTGCAAATCCAAGTATTGTACAGGTTATCCAGCCAACTCAAGAAAGTACCGCAGATCAAACCATATTGTTCTCAGACATTTGGAAACAAAGTTACAAATTATCCAGCGTTGACTTTTTACCAACTACAACTGAACTGCCAACGGATACTGCATTGCCTAGTGCTGGCTATGTCAATATCAACGACGCAGATTTGACTGTGTTTGATATCAATGATACTGCTAGCCTTAACGAGAATTTAGATGCTATTGAATCTGGAACAAGTATCTGGGTAGCCAAGATTAACAATCACGATTGGAACATCTATCGTGCAAATTCAGTGCCTGGCATAATTCAACACGTATGTGACAACTTAAATGGTACCAGCCGTGTTATTTTTAGTCAACAACATGGTCTTGTAGCCAGTGACAAACTAATTATTAAATTGTTTGATATTGAAGTCAACGGCGTTTACGAAGTACTCAGTGTGCCTGATCTAAACACAGTTAATATTGCCTTCCAATTTGCAGGTGATCGCACTGTGGCTGATGGAGCTGGCCTAGGATTTACTTTGCAAACCATGCGTGTAGCTCAAGCCAGCGATGTAATTAATTTGCCTTACAGCGATGATATTGCACCCGGTGCAAAAGTTTGGGTAGACGACGATGGCAACGGACGATGGGAAGTCTTAGAAAAGCAGCAAGTATTCACAGGAAATACTCGCATCGCTCCATTGTCTCTTGATGCAACTGAACAGTACGGTAGCAGTGTAGCACAATCTAAAAACCGTTTGGTAACTTTGGTTGGAAGTCCGCGCTACGGATTCAACACTGGAACACAATCTGGAGCAGTCTATCTATATGTAAAAACAAACACCAGCGACTATCGACCAGTTAGCCCGTTGGGTGCCGACCAGGATGCTATCCTTACACTAAAATCAACAGGAACTCGAGCCTACGGATCTAGTATTGATTTTGGAAACACTGATTGGGCAGCAGCCGGCGCCCCTGGCAGTTTGGGCCCAGGCGGAGAAACCAATGTAGGATATGCTTCGGTGATCTACCGAGATCCAGCACTGGGACAGCCCGGCGCTATTCCTTACGCTCAGTGGCAATTACTGACTCCCGACGTAACTGCTGATCGCACATTGCCTGGAGAATTTGGTTATAGCGTAGCAGTAAGCCTTGACGAACGTTGGATGTATATTGGCGCACCCGGTGTCAATAAAGTTTATGCCTATGGTCGTGTAGATTGGCAAGATCAATTTGTGCGTGCTCGCGGTGACGCTGTAACAAAACGTTATTATATTTCTAACAATATACAGATCGACTTACCTACCCAACTCAAAGTCACAGTCGATGGCCTAGTGTTGACATTAAACACTGATTATACCGTTCATCAACAAGGCGGAATCTATGATTATGTTGAGTTTACAACCGCACCGGCCTTTGACAAACTAATCGACATTCAACGCATTAACCTAACTCAACTCGATGCCGGAACCTACTACGAAGTGACCCAAAGCAGTACTTCTGGCTCGGGCGTTGGTGCAAAATTTACAATTTCTAGAGTAAGAGGAGAAGTAGGTCAACCAGGATCTACTAGAGGTGGCGTTGGAGTAACAACCACTGGATCAGGATATTCTATTGGTGACACCATCACTATTGCAGGTAGCAAATTTGGTGGCACAAACAATATTGTATTGACCGTGGCCACTGTTGGCGCTGGAGGGGCATTGAGTACATTTACTATTGCATATACTCCGCCTGCTTTGGTCAATACGTTCTCGTTGAACGAAACATTGTTCAATGCTACAAACATTTATTCGTTCTCTGTAGAAGTTGACAGCGTATTGCAACGTCCGTACATTGACTATACATTTAATACTGTTACCAAGGACATAACATTTGTTAATAGTCCGGCATCAGGCACTGTTATAATTGTAAACGCCAAAAGTTATTTTAGATTTGTCGATACTGTCACAGCAGCTGGTCTCGACGCAGGAGCGAGATTTGGACACAGCATAAGTTGCAGCACCGACGGTCGACAGCTTCTTGTAGGAGCTCCAAATCAAACAGTCAGCGGCAAAGTCGAAGCTGGAACTGTTTATGTGTTTGATCGTAATGTACAACGATTCAACTACGGTGAAGATTCTAGCTCTGTATCATTTACTGTATTAGGAACTGTTACCGCACCGGTAAGTGTGTTAGTAAACGGAACATTCTTGATTGACCAAAGCAATTCGGTCATCAATGCTCCTAACAGTTTTGTATGGAATGGTGCAAACACTGTAACGCTGAACACAGATCTTCAAATTGGTGACATTGTTGAAATTGAAACAAATCAGTTCTCTCTTGTCGAAACAATTACACAAAGTCAAATAGCAGAGTTTTCTAATTTTGGTTATGCAGTAGACCTTTGCTCTTACAATTGCAGTCT